GCAGCAGATCGCGCCGCGCATGCACGGCTACCTACTCGCTCGAGAGAAGGACCGCTGGAAAACCCAGGGCGCGAGCGAGGGCGATCGCTGGCCCAAGCAGCAACCGAAGTGGGCGCGGCTCAAGACTAAGCTCGGCATCGAGCCTGTGCCGCTGCGCTGGCTGCCCGGCAAGGAGCGGCTGTTCCCGTCGCTCACCAAGAAGAATCACCGCGAGCACCTGTGGCGCAAGACCTTCGACGGCGTGCACTTCGGGACCAAAGTGCCCTACGCGTGGCGCCATGCGCTCGGCAAGGGTAAGAACCCGCTGGGCGAGCAGATCCCCCAGCGCCGCTTCGCGCACCTCTCAGAACGTAGCCAGGAGCGGCTCACGCAGCTGCTCGCTGTCTACATCGCGCGAGGCAATTCGCGCGGCAATCGGTGGGATAAATGACAAGACCTCATGTCGGCAAGGCCCGCAGGCTGGCCGTAGAGCGCGTCGTGAGCGCGCTGCGTGCCAAGCTCGCGGGCGCCATCACCACAGCCAAGACCGAGAGCACGACGCCCACGATCTTCCTCCCGGCGCCGCCCGATGAAGCCATCATCGCGGGTGACCCCGAGGACCCCGAGCAGGTGGTGCGCAATCATCCCGTGGTGTGCTTCGTGTGGCCTGGCTCGCGTCGCGTGGTCTCCGAGAGCAGCGGCGGGCTGACCACCTACGGCGCGCTGTTCGAGCTCGACATGGAGGTGGTGATGCTCTTCCAGGCCGGGATGCCCGAGCGGCTCGCCGACGCGGATGGTGTGGCGCTCGAGCAGGAGGCCGAGATGCGGCGCCGCGCCGAGCTCTACACCGAGGCCATTGTCACGACCGTGCTCACCTACGGGTGCTTCAAGAACGCCAACCACCAGATCCGGCTCGAGTCCGATGACGCCCTGGCTATCTACCTCGACGAGCGAGGTGGAGGCACGGGGCCGCTCGGCATCGCCGCTGCCACATTCACGATCACTCAGAAATGCGACGTGCCCTCACGCATCGAGTCGCTCGCCTGATAGGAGCTCCACATGTTCGACTTCAATCACCGCCGCGTCATCGTCGCCAGCGAGACGACCTATGGCACGGATCAGGTCAACGCCATCCTCACCGACGCCTCGGCCGACATCGTGTATCAGGACGTCGAGGACTTCACGATCACGCCGGTGCGCGAGATCGTCGAGGTCGCCAGGATGCGCGGGGTGCACGGCAACGCCGCACACAAGACCATTGCCTCCCACGTCACCGTCGCTGCCACCGGCGCGCTCACTGCTCGAGTGGGCTCTGGGGCTGGCAATGAGGCGCCGACTTACGCCGCTTTCCTCAAAGCCGCCAACATGTCGGAGGTGATCAGCAGCGGTGCCAGCGCGACCTACAAGCCTGTCACCAAGCAACAGGCGGGGATGTCGGGTTACCAGTTCCACCGTAGCCTCGAGTCTGACAACTGGCGCTTGCTCCACGCGCTCGGCATCCGCGGCACGTGGGGGCTCAACCTCGCGATCAACGCCGAGGCCAAGTGGACCTTCAGCGGTCAGGGCATCTACCAGGATGAGATCAGCGACGAGGCCGCGTTCTTCGACGCCTCCACCGGCGCGATCGCGCTGCTCAAGGATGGCTCCACCGCTGTCACGGCGCGCGCGGGTGGATCGGAGGCCAACGCTTGCGGCACGCCCGTCATGTGCACCAACATGACGCTCGAGGTGGGAGGCACCGCCTACCCTGTCAGCGCCCTGGAGCTCGCGCTCAACTGGACCACCACACCCATCAACACGATCAACGGCAGCGCCAACGCCTCCAAGATCTTGAACACGCGCCCCCTCACGGGCGGGAGGATCGGTGGGTCGTTCACGCTGGCAGACGGCGAGACGGCGCACGACCAGATGATCGCGGCGTACAAGGCGGGCAGCGAGATCTCGCTCTCCTGCACGCTCGTCGAGTCAGATGGCTCGAGCGGTGACGCCAACATTGTCATCTCCGCGAGCAAGATGCAGCTCGGCCTGCCAGCCCCCTCGGACAACGGCGGGGTCGTGCAGTACGCGATCCCGTTCTTCCTCAACGCCGACTGCTCGAGCCTCGCCGATGGCACCGAGCTCTCTATCGTCTACGGTGAGGTCGCGTGATCTGGGTAGACGACTGCGGCGCGGGGTGGGCTGTGCGCTCACCTCGCACGACCAGCGAGGTGCTCCACGCCCTCGGCTTCTCCGCGCTCGACTACAACCATGCTTCGCTCTCGGGCTCCATCCCCAGCGGCGGCGCGCTGCTCCACATCACGGAGTGGCTCGCCGCGCGCATCTACCGGGTGGACGACCTGGAGGATGAGGACGGGCCGATCGTGCTCACCCAGGGCGAGCAGCTGCGGTTGTTCGACGCCATCCTCGCGTCGGTGTCCCTCGATCGAGACACGCTGACCCAGGTGCGCGCCTACCTCCAGCTCTGTCTGGATGGTGGGTGCGGCTGCGTGCTCTGCCGGGACCAGGACGCCGAGGAGACACCGCGCCGGGTGGCTGCCTGCCTGACACGCAGACACCCGCGCCACGTGCGTCACCTCGTCGGGCTGTGGACGCCGGTGATGGATGAGCCTGTGCTGGACCACCCCTACTGGCTTCACCAGATCAGGGACATCTACCTCCAGGAGCGCGGCCAGAAGCGTCGCGAACACCAACAAAAAACAGGGGGCTCGACGCGCGACCGAAACGAGCGCGCGCGGCTCTCGAACAAGTACGGACTGTGGTGACCTATGGCACGCAAGATCAAGCGCAAGGGGACGTGGCTCGAGACAGAAGTCGCGCCTGGTGAGGTAGCGCACTTTCGGCGCCCGCGTCAGTCGCATCTCGCCGACCTGCGCAACGCCGCGACCACGTGGCACCGGGAGTTCGCGCGCTCGCTGCGCATACGTCGGCGTATCGCCTCGCAGGATGCCTCTGATGAAGACATCGAGGCGGTGTTGCCCCCTCCCGAGCTCGTCCCTGGCGAGGAGTTCGAGGCGCTCTCGCTCTTCTTGACGCGCATCACGCTCAAGCTCGAGGGGCCGACGTGGGAGAACGGGGAGCCGCTGGTGTGGTCGGCGATGACCGAGGACGAGCGGCTCGACTACTTCGAGACGCTCCCCTTCGGCAAGGTGCCCGAGCTCTACGGGTACATCACCATGAAGCTCGGCATCGAGAACAACCCCGCGCTGCTCGAGGGGCTCAAGCAAAGCCTGGATGCTGACTCACTCGGTGAGGTCGGCGAGGAGGAGTGACCTATGTCACGTCAGGATGTATTCATCGCGATCAAGGTCGGCGGCGCAGGTGACGCGGCGCAGATGTTCGACGAGCTCGCGGACCGCCTCGCCAAGATCGAAGACAAGCTCGAGGATACCGAGAAGCAGGCCAAGAAGACCGGCGGTGGCATGTCCAAGCTCGGCGGCATCGCCAAGATGGGCGTGACCGCGGGCTTCAATGCGGCAGGCATCGCGGCCGCCAAATTCGTGGCGGGTCTCGCTGCGGTGGTGGCAGGCACGGCGGCGAGCCTCGAGGCGTTCAAAGAGCAGGATGCGGTCAACCGCGACCTGGCCGACTCGCTGCGTCGCGCGGGCCTCGAGGGGGAAGCGCTCCAGCAAGCCTATGACAAGCTCCAGGCCAGCGCTGCCAACCTCGCCAGCGACACGCTCTTCGGTGACGAGGACATCCTCGCGGCGCAGGCCAAATACATTCAACTCACCGGCGACGCGGCGCTCTCCACCGAGCGGATGAACACGATCCTGGGGCTCGCGAGCAAGCAGCAGATCGACACCAAGGCCGCAGCGGAGAAGTACGCCAAGGCGCTCAAGGGCGAGGTGGACAGCCTCAAAGAACTCACGCCTGTCACCAAGAAGCAGGCCGAAGAGCTCGCCAAGATGACCGACGAGAGCGCCAAAGCGGCGCTCGCCGAGAAGATCCTGGCCGAGGCGTTCGGGGGTACTGCGCAGGCGATCTCGCCGACGTTCAACGCCACCAAGAACTTGAGCGACGCCAAGGGCGATCTGCTCCAGAAGATCGGCGAGGTCATCGAGAGGAGCGGGGTGATCCCCGTCATCCTCGACCCGGTGACCCGGGCCTTTCGCTGGGTCGAGAGCTCGATCAACGACAACAGCGAAGCCATCCAGCACTACATCATCGATGGCGTGCAGATGGCGATCGACAAGCTGATCGAGGGCACGGAGGTCGTCGAGGACTGGCGCGAGGAGATCGCCGCGGGCTACGCGGTTGTCAAGGGGTTCGGGCTCGGACTCCACGCCACGCAGAAAATCATCCAGATCCTCATTCGGTCTGTCGGGGTCTTCGCGAGCACCGCGCTCGCTGGGCTCATCGATGGGCTGGGCGGCTTCATCAAGATGGCGGCGGACGCTGCCGAGATCATCGGCGACGACGGCCTGGCGATGCAACTGCGCGGCGCGGTCAAAGCTGCTGAGAGTCTGTCTGGGGAGCTCGAAGACTTCGCGGCGGACCAGATCGTAGAGATCGGCGAGGACGCGGAGGGCGTGGCCGAGAGCTTCGATGCCATCGGCGAGGCGATAGGTGACATCGACAAGAACGCCGACGCTCTTGGCAACTTCGTGAAGGCGGGCAGGAAAGAGCTCGAGGGTGTAAACAGGGAGCTCATCAAGACCCGTAAAGAGGTCAAGAAGCTCGGCGAGGTGCCGGGCGGCACGGGCGGGGCTGGCGCGAAGGGCGATCCGGCGGCGAACCAGATCAAGATCAACGCCGAGAAAGCTCGCCAGCGCAAGATCCAGGACGAGATCAACGCGCTCAAGCTTCAGTCGCTCCTCTCCGATGACGAGGAGATCAAGCTCGCCACGGAGTATCAAGTCAAGCTCCTCGAGATCGAGAAGCAGAAGCTGAAGGGCAGCGATAAAGAGCTCGCCGCAGCGCAGGCCAACTTCGACCTTCAGCAGAAGCTCCTGGCCATCAACGAGCGCGAGCAGACTCGCATCGATGACCTGCGCAAAGAGGCACAGCAAGACGAACTCGACCGCATCAAGGACCTCCAGGAGGCCGAGCAGGCGCGCTTCGATGCGGTGCTCGCTGCCTACGATCAGCTCGCGTCGACCTCCTCGGGGTTCTTTACCGAGGAGGCCGGGGCAGGCGGCGCGCTCGCTGGCACCATCGGCACCATCACGGCGGCCATCGGCAAGCTCACGCTCGAGGTGAAGGACCACAACACCAGCCTCGAGCAGGGCGCTGATGCGGCGGCGGGTGCCATCGCCACGGCAGGCCAAGCTGCGGCGGCGGGTGCCAAAGCTGCGGGGGCGAGCGTGCGCAAAGAGGCCATCATCCTCGGCTTCTTCGAGGCCGCGCTCGCGGCGGCTGCGGTCGCCAAGGGTATCGGGGGCAACCCCGCTGGCTTCGTCGAAGCTGCCCAACACGGCATCGCCAGCGCAGCGTTCTTCTCCACAGCTGCCAAGGCTGGCGGTGGTGGAGGTGGCGCGACCGCGGGGGCGAGCGCCACGGGTGGCAGATCGTCGGGCTCCTCCAGGTCCACGCAGCGCGAGGTGCAGCGCCAGCAAGACAGCCTGAGCGATACGCTCGAGGAGCTGCTCGGGGACTCGTCGCGCCAGATCACGATCATCAACGACAACCGCGGCGCGCTCTTCGGGGCACAGGCCGAGGATGAGGTCGCGCAGATGAGCGCTCGCGGGCTCTCTCGGCGCGGCTATGATGTCCAGCAACTCAACGCGAGGCGACGATGACGGACCTGACCTATGGTCAATGCAGGCTGCTCTACCCCGTCGTCATCGACGAGACGCTGGCGTGGATCGAGAACGGTACGCCCCTCTCGATCGCCGTGTCCGGCACCTACTGGGTGTATCAGGGCACGTCGGTCTCGGGGGTAGATGGCGCGCTCGATCGCCTCTTCGCGCAGCTCGCCGT